ATGGGGCTCAGTACCTACACAACAGCCAGGGTATTCTGGAAGAGTTACTTTAATGCTTACAACAAGTCAGTTGTTATGGCTCATGATGCGGCCACCTCTGATGCCCTGTTTAGTATGTCCAGAAATACCATTTCAAACATGGATGAGACTTTCAGACCTTCTTTTAAGAAGTCTAATGCCAAAGAGATTATGTTTGAGCATAATGACTCAGGATACAGGCTATACACGGCTGGTGTTCCTGAAGCGGGTAGAGGTACGACACCTACTATTGCACATTTATCTGAAGTAGCCTTCTGGACACATGATGAGAAAATTCTTGCTGGACTATTTCAAGGTATTTCTCAGGCTAAAGGTACCGAAGTAATTCTTGAAAGTACAGCTAATGGCGTAGGTAATGCTTTTCACAGATTGTGGAAAGGTGCTGTAGCTGGGGAAAATGAATATATTGCAATATTTGTCCCATGGTTTCTGATGTCAGAATACCGAAGGGAAATTCCCGGTAAAGTAGTATTTGAAAGAACACCAGAAGAAGAGGTATTAGTCACAAGGTTTAACATAGACAACGAACAACTATATTGGAGACGATTAAAGATAGCTGAGGGAGGTTTAGATAAGTTTAAACAAGAGTATCCGGCTACACCTGAAGAAGCATTTATTGTTTCAGGATCTAACGTTTTTAATATTGAGAAGCTTTCTGCCTTAGTTCCTCAACCCATTTTAAAACAAATGGAATTTAGCTTTGAAGCTATGATGATGGAAGAGAAACCAAGGGGTTCTATTGAGATCTTTAAGTTTCCTACCTTTGAAGATTCTTTTGTTATTGGTGCTGATGTATCCCTAGGGGTAGGTAAAGACTATTCTACTGCAGTAGTAATGAATTCAAAAAGAGAGGTATGTGCTGTCTATCGAAACAATACCATTGATCCTAGCCAATTTGGTGATCTTTTGTTTTACTTGGGCAGGTATTACAATAATGCTCTCCTTGCTGTTGAATCTAATTCTATGGGCATTGCTACACTTAACCGACTAACTCAAATGGGTTATGTCAATATGTACTACCAAACTAAAATGGCTAATGTATCTAAAGAAGAGGGTACGCGTATTGGTTGGAGAACTACATCAGCCAGTAAGCCAGCAATAATTGGTTTCTTAAAGAATGCTATTGAACAAGAAGATATTTGGATTCCATCAAGGGTTATTATTGGGGAACTAATGAATTATGTTGCGGATGATAGCGGTAAAACCAATGCTATTGTTGGGCATAATGATGATACGGTTATTGCCCTTGCAATAGCATTAGAAGTAATCAGAACTCATGGTGATAAACTAACAACTAACAATGTACCCTTTACACAACGTATGGGTTCATTCCAACAAGTAGAAAGTACTTGGTTATGAAGAATAAAAGAAGTGGATACGTATGACAGTATTTTATAATGACAAACAACAAACGCAGGATATTAAGAGGTTTATTAAACCCCCTACTCCTGCAAAACAAATTAATCCCAAAGAAAAAGTAGGCGATAAAAGCGGTCGTACGCTACCTATTAGAGGGCAGGGTTAAAATAGTCCCTTGTGTCCTAACTCGGGGCGACTGGCGGGTGGACGTCCAGAAGATATATAACGGCTATTGTTAGCCTTGAATGATTGAATGATACCTAGAAAGGTTAACAATGAGCAAATCAAGTGATATTATCCGTTTTGCGGATAGATTCAAAGAAAAAGTAGGGGACAACGAACTCCTAGCTATGATTGAACAGGGTGTAATGAATTCTGTTGGTGACTTCTTAAATAGTTCAGACTTAGCTCGTGAACGACAGAAAGCCACATACGAATACGGCATGATGCCTCAATTCCACCTGACACCACAGGGTGTTTCTCAGATTGTATCTTCAGATACAGTAGAGGCAGTGGAAGGTTATACGGCAATCTTAGCTGAACTAATGTTTAACAACAATAGACTAGCTCGGTTTATTCCTGCAGGGCAGTCGCCTAAAGACTTTCACGAAGCTAAGGTAGCTTCAGACCTAGTTAACTATACTATCTTTAAACAAAACCCAGGTTGGGAAATCCTTAATACATGGACTAAGTCTGCTTTACTATGGAAAAACAGTATTGTACGCTGGGAGTTTATTGAAGATTTTGACTATACGTTTGAAGAGTACGATTCTATTGATCAAGAAAACCTAGACATTATTCTTGCTGATGCTGATATCGAAATTATCGGTACACTAAAGTATGATCAGGAATTAAAGACAGATGAACAAGGCAATGCTGTATACGCTATGGTATACAAAGATGTTCGTCTAAAAAGAAAAGTAAACAAGACACGTATTCTAATTAAGAACGTACACCCAGAATGTTTCCGTATTACACGGGATGCGCACTCCTTGGATGATGCTGCGTTTGTGGGTATTCAGATTGACATGACTCGCTCAGAAGTCAGAAAGTTCTTTCCGGATATTGCTGAAAATATTGACTGGGATTCTATTGGTGACGGTAGCTATGATTGGGCTACTAAATACACCGAGGAACAAGCTGCTCGTAAGCGATTAGTTGGTGAAGAGTATTGGCTTGGCGGTAATTCAAGAGAATTATTTCCTTCAGAAGCTAACAGACAACTAACAGTTATTGAATGCTGGTTACGGGTAGACCGTGATGGTGACGGTATTGCCGAATTAAAACACTTTATTATTGCTGGATCCACTATTCTTCTTGAAGAAGACTGTGATATGATCCCATTAGCAACTCTTTGCCCATTTGAGGTACCCCATGAATTCTTCGGCTTATCAGTTGCTGACATGGTTCGTCCTTCTACTATGGCTACTACCGCAGTTATGCGGGGATTTGTTGAGAACGTATACCTAACTAACTACTCACCTAAACTAGCTGACCCTAACGTTGTTGACTTCTCTGCTCTTCAGAACATGAAGCCTAAGCAGATTATTGCAACTAATGGTAATCCACAGACTGCTGTTTCTGCTTTGACACCCGATACTATCAGTACAGGTACAGTACCTCTCCTAGAGCTATTACAAACGCACAAAGAACAAGCTACCGGTATGGGTAAAGCTGCCCAAGGTTTAAATGATACACTATATGTATCAGGTAATAGTGAAGAAAAGATGAGCCGCGCTATGACTGCTGCTCAAGTACGTATTCAGTTTATGGCACGTAGATTTGCTGAAACAGGCTTTAAGAGACTTACTGAAGGTATCTACAAAACACTACGTACTAAACTACGGGGTAAAACTACCAAGTATTACGACCAGAATAATCTATTCAAGCAAGTTGATCCAGGTACTTTACCTGACAATATGATGCTGTATATTGATGTTGATGTTGGTGAAAATAGCAACAGCAATATTATGAAAAAGATGAATCAAATTGGTACACAATTAATTCCTGCCTTACAACAGGCTGGTGCTGGTGGTGCTGTCAATCCTGAAGCTGCTGTTCGTATTGCTTGTAAATCCCTTGAAGCTATGGATCTTGACCCATTAGACTATCTAGTAGACTACACTGATCCTAAGTTTAAAGAACAAGCTCAGAAATCTCGAGAAGCAGAAATGCAAGCTACAGAGAAACAAAAGCAGTTACAAGAACAGGCTACTCAACTAGATTTGGCTCAAAGACAGGCTACCCTAGATCTAACTAATGTTCAGACTAAGAATGCTATGCAAGATAACGTAAAACAACTTATGGTTGCTTTAGATGTGTCATACCAGAAATGGGCTGATCTCCATATTAAAGCAGCTAAAGAGGGTGTTGAATTACCTAAACAACCAGATATTACACAACTCCTTGCTATTGCCAAACAGACAATTAGTTCGGATATTATGGGAGATGCAAGCCGTCCACAAGGCGGTGCTCCAATGCCACAGGTATCTGGCCCAGCCGCTGCTGGTGAACAACAACCAATGTAAATTGTAAACAGGAATCCCGCTCCTAACTAGCTTAGTGATGGCCCTGTGTTCTAATTAACACGGCCTTCCCACTCAGAAATGAGGCTGGAGGGTTCTTCTAAAGAAATAAATAATGGATAAATATCGTAAAGGCTTTGAAGAGAAGATTAAGCCAAGAATGAACCATGAAACTGGTGAATACAAAGTAGAACCTTTTAAAGATGCTCAAGTAGCATTAGGTCGAGCACAATTTGTGCAAAGAGAACGTGAACAATTCTTTGGTGAAGCATACAGTGAGATCTTAGCAGACCTTTT